GCCACCGGAGATGGTCGGTGGGTCCGCCGGCGGGTCGATGACCTACGCGAGCGTGGAGATGCGTTCGATCGAGTTCCTGACGTTCTCGCTGGCGTGGTGGCTCAAGCGCATCGAGGACGCCATGTTCCCGCTGATGTCGCAGGCCGCGTTCGTGAAGTTCGACACCGAAGCGTTGCTGCGCACCGACGCGGAGACCGCGGCCAAGACCACGGTCCAGTACCTGGCGGGCAAGGTCATCACCCCGACCGAGGCCAGGGCGAAGCGGAACATGGCGCCGATGACGCTGGACCAGCGCAAGGAATCCAACATGGTCCCGCTGTCCATCACCCCGCTGGGCGCCGCGAAGGCCGAGCCGAACCTCAAAGAGCTGCCGTTCGGGATACCGCCGATGCCGCCGCCGTCCGCTCAGCCTGTCGACAACGAAGGAGCCCCCGCCAGTGTTCTCTGACATCGCGAGCCGAGGTGCCCTCACGGGGGCACCGGAATCCCGGTCGTACATCGCCCACTTCGAGGTGCGCAAGCTGGCGAACGGGAAGGTCGAGCTGCAGGGCTACGCCTCGACGTTCGAGCAGCCCTACACCATGTACGACATGTTCGGCGAGTACTCCGAGAAGGTGCGCTCGGGCGCGTTCGGCAAGACGATCACCGACAACGCCGACGTCGCCTACCTGAGCAATCACGAGGGCCTCACCATGGCCCGCACCGCGTCTGGTTCGCTGCGGCTGTCCGAGGACTCCACCGGCCTGATGACGGTGGCCACGGTCAACACAGCCCGCACCGATGTCCGCGACCTCGTGACGGCCGTCGAGGACGGCGACGTGGACCAGATGTCTTTCGGGTTCCGCATCGTCCGCCAGGAGTGGTCGCCGGACTACGACGAGCGGGCACTGGTCGAGCTGAACTTGGACCGGGGCGACGTGTCGGCGGTGAACTTCGGCGCGAACCCGGCGACCAGCATCTCTGCTGTGCGCGCGTTCCGCTCGATGAAGCCCGCGAAGCTGCAGCGCATGGCCATCGACATTCGCGAGGGCAACACCCTGGACACGGCCACCCTCGAGACCTTGTCCCGCATGGTCGCAGCGCTCGCCACAGACGAGGAAGCCCGCTCTGTGGCGCCGAAGCCGGCCGAGAGTGACGCAGCCGAGGTGCTGCAGGCGGCCGCCTACGTCGAGACGTTGCGGCTGCTCCACGAGCACGACCAGGAATCACGCGCATCCTGATCTCTACCCCCCATTCTTCCGCCCAGCCCGATGCTGACGCGGATCGCTGTGCTGCTCGCACGCCGGAACCCTGCGCCGGAACTCCTCCACCCGGGGTCACCACCTGAGACGCCATCACGGCATGTCCCTTTGCACCGTTTCGTCCTGAAAGGACATCGTCATGACCGTTCGAAACCTGATCGGGTACCGCCGAGGCGGCGCCCCGATCTACCTGTGCGCTGGTGGCGCCCCCACCCCGCAGGAGATCATCGAAGCCCGCCTCGCCGAGCTCGACGCCCATTTCACCACCGCCGTTGACGCCCGCGGCGCTCTCCTCGAAGCCGCCTCCGTCGAGAAGCGTGGCCTCACCGACGAGGAGAAGGAGCAGCACACCGCGCACGGTGCCACCCTCGCCAACCTCCGCGAGCAGATCACCCCACTCAAGGAGCGACTCACGGAGATCGCCGACCTGGAGCGCCGCCAAGGTCTGGACAACGCCGCCCACGTCCACTCGGGTATTCCCGAGGGTGGGGCGCAGGTCACCGAGCCGGCCATCTACCGGCGAGGCGACATCAACGGGCCTTCGTTCTTCCGCGACATCTCGCAGGTCAGGTTCAAGGAGAACGCCTTCGAGGCTCGGGATCGGCTGCAGCGGCACTCGTTGGCCATGGCCGCCGAGCAGCGCGCGTTGGGCAACACCAACGCCACGGGAGGCAGTGGCGGGGAGTGGGCGCCCCCGAAGTGGATGATCGAGGACTACATCAAGCTGGCCCGCCCGGGTCGGATCGGCGCAGACCTGTTCAAGCACCTCGACGTGCCCATGGGTGTGTCGAGCGTGGACTACCCGAAGATCGCTACCGGGACCACAGTGGCCCCGCAGACCACGCAGAACACCGCGCTGTCTCAGACGGACTTGACCACCACGTTCGTCTCGACTGGGTTTACCTCGGTTGGCGGCAAAGAAGTTGTTTCCCAGCAGCTTCTTGATCAGAGCGCGATCAACTTCGACGACGTCATCACCGGTGACCTCATCGCCGCCCACGCACAGCAGGTCGGTTCGCAGGTGCTCAACGGTGCAGGCACAGGCGCCAACAACGCCGGGGTCGTCAACGGTCTGAACAACGCCACCGTGCCCAACACCCTCGCGGTGACCGCTCAGACGGCGCTGAACTTCTACTCGAAGAGCCTCGGCTTGCTCGCCGGGTTCGCGACGACCCGCTTCCTGCCCGCCACCTGCTGGCTGATGCACCCCCGGCGCTGGTTCTGGCTGATGAACCAGACCGACACCACCAACCGACCCTTGGTGGTCCCCACCGCGGTGGCCTACAACCCCATCGCCCAGACCGACAACCCGGCCGCCGTCGCCGGCAACGCCGGGACCTTCCTGGGGTTACCCGTCTACATCGACCCGAACATGGGTGTGACCTTCGGTGCAGCCAACAACGAGGACCGGGTCTACCTGCTCAAGCAGGACGACCTGCTCCTGTTCGAGTCGCCAATCCGCATCGAAATGTTCCGGGAACCGTACGCCGATTCGATGGGGGTTTTGTTCCGGGCATTTTCGTACCTCGGTACCCTTCTGAATAGGCAGGCGGCGTCCATTGCTGTTTTGACCGGATTGACGCCCCCGGCGTTCTAATGGTGATTATGCAGCCATTCTGATAAAAATGTTGCATAAGGGAACCCCCCGGTGTGCAAGCACCGAGGGGTTCTGCCAGACAACCGAACGGACGGTGCCTGACGTGGACGATCATACCTGCCCTGTCTCATCCTCGCGGACGTGTGTTGTGTGCGGAGAACTGACTCACACAAAGTCGAATTGGTGTGGTGTCCATATTCGTGACCGTGGATGTCTTGTGGATGGTTGCACGAGGCCGACTCGTAGCTCTTCGAGGGGGGGTTTGTGCGGCATGCACGCACAACGTGTCCATAGAACCGGCGAGGTTGGTCCAGCCGAGTCTCTTATGGTCCATGGTTCCGATATGCGTCAGCACAAGCCGCCCCAGTTCTGCACTATTGACGGTTGCGAGAAGAAGCACAAGGGTCGCGGCTATTGCGCAATGCACTACCTTCGATGGACGCAAACTGGCGACCCTGGCCCGGCATTGGCTAAGCGCGCTCCGATGGGCGGCGGCGGCCTGAACCAATACGGGTACCGGATCATCCGGGCCAACGGCGTCGCACGGGGCGAGCACCGCCTCGTCATGGAGGAGCACTTAGGCCGCTACCTCTGGACCTGGGAGAACGTGCACCACAAAAACGGTCGTCGCGCTGACAACCGAATCGAGAACCTCGAACTGTGGGTGAAGGCCCAACCGTGCGGCCAGCGCCCAGAGGATCTCGCCGCCTGGGTTGTCGAGCACTACCCGGACGTCGTCCGTCAAGCCTTGGCGGGGGCAACCACCTGATCTAACGAAAGGAACACAGCATGGCCGACTACGAGATCGCCTTGCCCGCGCAGGCACTCGCCGGCGCGGATGCCATCACCATCATCGGCGCCTACGAGAACCAGGACGGTTCCGGGTCCGGCGTGTCCCGTGCGGAGGTCATCCCACCCGCGGGGTACGCCACGGTCACCGGCACCGCCGCCCCGAACAACGCGCAGATCAACTTCCGCCAACTGCGCGGGGGGGCCGTGGTCTCCACGTTCGCCTCCCTGGTCCTATCGGCCGGTACGAACCTGGTGGCGGAAACACCCATCAACGTGCCGATCACCACCCCTGTGGCCATGTCGGCGGACGACGTGATCGACGTGGTGCTCCACCAGAACGGAACCGGCCTCGCCATCGGCGCAGGTCTCATCGCCGAAGTCGTTACCAACTAAGGAGTACAGGATCATGGCTGAAGATCACTTCAAGGGCGGCGAGCACGAAGGCCGTCTGGCCCGCGACGCTGCGGATGCCCGCAAGCTGCACCACCTGGCGTCGGCTGACCCCGAGCCGGAACGCGGGGACGGCACGCTGACCGGACCGGCGCACGAGGAGAAGTACAACCTCGAACGCGCCGAGGCGTCCGCGCAGGCGTGGCGGGACCGGGGTGTGCACCCCACCGAGAACCGGGCCCTGGTGGACGACGAGGACGGCGCGGAGAACCTCCGTGGCGCCGATTCGCCCAACGTGCTGGAAACGGCCGCGGCGGCGAAGCCCGCCGAGACGGCAGACGCACCCCGCCCTGCCGCCCAGGCGACCGCACCGAGCGCGTCCTGATCGCCAGCACAGGGGGGTGGTTGAGAGGTCACTCCCCTGTGCTGCGCCCCACTGAGTAGAGGGAGTCCTGATGCCCGATCTGGTTGACCTCGCGGCGGTCAAGGACGCCCTGAACATCGACCAAGGCGACACCACGCACGACCCCGAGATACAGCGGTACATCGCAGCGGCGACACCGCAGATCGAGTACATCACCGGGCCCGTACTGCCGCGGCCGGTGACCGAGACGCACCGCTGTTGGGGTTCCTCGCGGATCGTGCTGCGCCAACCACCGGTGCTGTCGGTGAACTCTGTCGTCGAGTATCTGGGGCTGTCCGCCTACACGCTGAGCGCGCAGGCGCCCGGTACCACGCTCAACAACTACGGCTACGTCATGGACTTCCCCGAGACGGGCGTCCTGCGGCGGGTGTCGTCGGTGGGTACCGAGATGTCGTTCCTGGGCAACGCCGTCGTGGTGGGTTACACCGCCGGGTTGGTGTCGACCCCCCCCCGACGTCTACCTGGCCGCACTCGAGGACATCCGCGGTCTGTACCAGCAATCACAGCAGGGCGGCGGCGGCCGGCGCTACGGCGGCGGCGGGGAGGACTCCTTCTCGGCCGGGCCCATCCTGCTGTTCCCGCGGGTGCAGGCGATCCTGGAGCGGGCTGTGCGTACGCAGTCCATCGGATGACCGCGCCCCTCGGTACGACCACCGTTCCCGCGGCGAAGGCCTACCTGTTCACCTTGCTCACCACGCAGCTACAGGGCGATGGTCGAACGAGTCTGAAGGTGTTCTACGACGACCCGGGCACCGACATCCTCGACGACATCGTGGTGGTCGGGAAGATGGCCAACCGGGTTTCGAAGCCGTTCACGATGCGCGGGTCGATGACCGGTCGCGGGTCGATGTGGGAGACCTACGACATCGAGGTCGTGGTGTCCTGCTACCGCGGCGGGGACCAGCCGCAGCATGTTTACGAGCGCGCATGGTTGCTGGCCACGCAGATCGAGTCAGCGGTCCGCGCCGACCCTTCACTGGGCGGTCTGGTGACGCTGGCCTTCCCGGCGCACTCCAGCGACGACCCCAAAGAGGAAAGCGAACAAATGGGCCGGTTGGTGGACATCACCCTCGGCATCACCATCGAGTCCGACTTCTAGGAGACGCAGTGAAACTCACCTACATCGGCGAGCCCGACATGGTGTACCCGACCCTCGGCCTGGAGCCAGTGCAGGGCCAGGACTACGAGCTCGACGAGGCACCCCTGGACGGCCGCTGGGCCACCGTGGGCACCGACCCAAAGCCCATCACCCCCGACAAGCCGGACCCGGCCGAGCCCGCGCAGACGGCTGGGAACACCCCGCCGCCCGCACAGGAGCCCCCCGCTGCGGCTGAGGCGCCCGCTGAGCCTGCCGCCCAGCCCGCGGTGCCCTCTACTGCACCGGCTGCTGCCGATCAGCCAGTGACCACCACCGACGCAGCAACCACGGGAGCCTGACATGCCTCTAGCCACATACCGCACCCTTGTGGGCATCGCGAAGGAGCTGACCCAAGGTGTGCCGGTCGCACCGGTGGACTTCATCCCCGTCACCGCCGACCCGAAGCCGAACATCATGCAGACCTACCTGGCCGACAAGGGGTGGCGCGGTGTCGCCACGGCCCTGTTCGGCGAGGTGCTCGGGCAACGCAAGGCCGAAATCAGCGTCGACGGCAACGTGGACCCGGCCCTCATCGGCTACCAGCTGCAATCAGTGCTCGGCGACGTGGTGACCACTGGTGCCGCGGCACCGTTCACGCACGCCATGTCGCTGCTGAACACCGGCCAGCAGCAGCCGGGTGGGTACACCATCACCGACTACGACGGCGGGCAGGCCAACCAGTACGCCGCGGCCCGGTTCTCCGACCTCTCGATCAAGTTCACCGCGGACGGGCTGCTGTCCTACACCAGCAAGGCCACCTGCTGGGCACCGGCCGTGTACGCCACCGCTCTGGCACCGAGCTTCTCCGCTGCGCAGCCGATCGCGTCGTGGGTGGGTGTCGCCCAGATCGCCGGCGCCGGAAACACCGCCATCATCGACGGCACCATCGACCTGAAGCGCACCGTCGAGGCCATCCAGACCGTGGACGGCAACCCGGATCCCTACAAGATGTGGTCGGGTTTGCTGGCCGTGTCCGGGAAGCTGAACCTGATCTATGAGGACCAGTCGGTGATGACCGACTACCTCACCAACGTGCAACCAGCCCTGGATCTCGTCTGGACGCAGGGCACCTCCTCGTTGCGCCTGCACATGTCCAAGGCCGCGTTCACCAAGGGTGACGTGATCCGCGGCAAGGACTACGGGACCGTCTCGGTGACGTTCGAGGCACTGGCCAACGTCACCGACGTCGGCGCGTCCGCTGGGTTCTCCCCCATCAAGGCCACCCTGATCAACGCCAAGGCAGCCGGGACGTACGTCTGATGCGCGTTGAGTTCGACGGGGGGTGGGCGAACATCCGCGACCCCCGCAAGCTGCCCGGCCGGCTCTCGGAGTCCATCGAGGACGTGCAGATCAGCCTCATGGCCACCAAGGCCGGCGAGCACCTCACCGACGAAGCGAAGTCGGAGGAGTTCCAGGCGCTTCCCCCGGTGCAGCAGATGCGGATCGTGGGAGTGGAGGGCTTCCAGGCGTTCCGCGAGCTGATGTACGTCACGGTGTGCGCCTACGTCACCGAGTGGGAGTACGAGGGAGTGCCCCAACCGCCCACCCGGGAGGCGTTCGCCGAGGTGCCCGCACCCGTCACCAAGACGATCTCCGACAAGATCGGGGAGGTCGTCAAGGCCACCGGCGGGACCACGGTGAATACCGAGCCGACCCCGGACATGGCGACCCCTTCGGTGCCCTCCAGCGTCTGAGGCAGTCCCTGGAGGGCCACCAGATCGACGCCCGTGATCTGCCGTACTGGGTGACCCGCAGCGTCCGCCGCCGCGCGCTGTTGCTGCTGGGGGTGTCCCTGAGGGAGCAGGCGGAACTGCCCGCCCGCGAGTTGTCCGAGCTGCTCACCGTCCATGCCGTGTACATCGCCGAAGAGAACCGGCGCAACGAGGAAGCCTCCAGGGGGTAGCTGTGATCGGTGGTGTGCACATGATTACCGAGCCCTACAACGCGGCGATGCTGGACCTGCGGCGCATGTCCGACCGCTCGTGCATGTGGGCGCTACGCGAAGCCGGGCGGCAGACGAAACGGGCTGCCCGGCGGAACGTGCGGGTCCGCAGCGGCGCGCTACGGGACTCCATCGGCGCCGGGAAGCTGAAGACGGTCAGCCCCCGCAACTACCGCATCACGGTCGGCCCGCGGGGCGGTCACACCTTCGCCTACGCCGCCAAGATCGAGGCGCTCGATCACCACACGCAGCAGGCCTATGACCAGGTTGCCCCGAAGTTCAAAGACATCCAGGAGGCCGCGATGAGACGTGTCGTGGCGAAGTACGGCATCTTGTGAGCATCCCCGTATTCGTCGAGTTCTTCGCGGGCACAGCGGGTTTGGATGCCGGGCTTGGCTCGATGATGGCCAAGATGCAGGGCGTCAAAGCCGAGTCCGAGGCGTCGATGGCGGGCGTCGCGAAGGTTGGCGTCGCCCTGTCCGCTGCTGTCGCCGCGGGCACGGTGGTCGTGGCCGTCGAGGCCGTGAAGATGGCAGGCGAGTTCCAAGCCAGCGTGACCAAGCTGGGCACGACCGCCGGTGAGGCGCAGGGCAACCTGAAGATGGTCGGCGACGGCATGCTGGAGATGGCCGGGCAGGTGGGTATCTCCGCGCAGGACCTCGCCAAGGGCATGTACACGGTGGAATCCTCGGGGCAGCACGGTGCGCAAGCCCTGGACACCCTGAAGGCGTCCGCGGAGGGTGCGAAGCAGGAGCAGGCCGACCTGGGGCACGTCACCGACGCGGTGTCCACGATCATGCACGACTACGGCCCCAGTGTGGGTGACGCAGCCACCGTCACCTCGAAGCTGGTCACCGCGGTCTCCCACGGCAAGACGACCTTCGACGAGTTGACCGGTGCCATGCACAGCGTGACCCCGCTGGCGGCGGCGGCGGGCATCAGCCTGGCCGACGTCACCGGCTCGCTGTCGGCGATGACCGCCTCGGGCATGTCCGCCGACCAGGCTTCACAGAACCTCGGGCACGCCATCCAGTCCTTGTCGGTGCCGACGCAGCCGATGATCAAAGAGATGTCCGCGCTCGGGCTGAACGCCGTCGACCTGTCGCACAACCTCGGCAAGACCGGGGTCGCCGGCACGCTGCAAGAGGTCGCGCAGGCGATCATGACGAAAATGGGGCCCGCGGGCACCGTGCTGTTGTCCAACTTCAACGAATCCAAGCTGGCGGTGACCGCCGCGAGCAACGCCTTCGGTTCACTCCCCCCGGCCGCTCAGAAGGTCGCGGAGGCCATCGACAAGGGCACCTTGTCGTTCAAGGATTTCCGCAAGACCGGCGGTGGGCTCGATGTCGAGCAGAAAGCCCAGCTCGGGCAGTGGAACACCCTGCACGACAAAGCCATCGGGTTCAGCCAGGCGTTGCGGTCGGGGGCGAACCAGAACCAGAACTTCACCGAGGCCATGAAGCGTGCCACGGGCACCACGGACGGCATGAACGTGGCGCTGCAGCTCACGGGTGAGCACACCGACGCGGTAAACGCCTCGATCAAGGACATCGCCGGGTCGACGAAGCAGGCGGACGGCAATATCAAGGGCTGGTCGGAGGTGCAGGGCAACTTCAACCAGCAAATGGATGAGCTGAAGGCCACTCTCGGCGCCCTGGTCACGAAGCTCGGCATCGAGCTGCTGCCCACCGTCACCAAGGTGGCCGAGGGGTTCAAGACCGGGATCACCTGGGTGACCGGCCACAAGGAGGCGATGGCCGCCATGGCCGGGGTGATCGGTGGCGCCCTGATCGTGGCCCTCTACGCCTTGTCGGTGGCTTTGTGGGCCATTGCCACGAACCCCGTGGTTATAACCATCGAGCTCATCGCCGCCGCGTTGGCGCTGCTCGGTGTGGGCATCTACGAGCTGTGGACTCACTGGCACCAGATCTGGGGGTGGATCACCGGCCAGGTCACGGCCGCCAACCAGCAGATCCTCGGCGCCTGGAACGACGTGAAGAACTGGACGGTGAGCATCTGGCACGCCGTCACCGCCTACCTGGTGGGCGCCTGGAACGACATGACGCACGCGGTGATGACCGGGGTGCACGCGGTGGTCGACCCTGTCGTCGGCGCGTGGCACGACGTGCAGAACTGGACGGTTTCCGCGTGGAACTCGGTGGTGGGCTACCTGGTCGGCGCATGGAACGACATGACCCACGCCACCGCCACTGGATGGCACGGCGTGGTCGACCCCGTGGTCGGCGCCTGGCATTGGGTGGAGAACATCACGTCCACCGTGTGGAACGGAATCACCGCGTTCTTCGAGAAGTGGTGGCCACTGCTGCTGGTGATCTTCGCCCCGCCCATCGCCTTGCTGCTCGGCATCTGGAACCACTTCCATGAGCAGATCACTGCTGTCGTCGTCGGCGTCTGGAACGGCGTCAAGACCTTCCTGTCGGACACCTGGAATTGGATCACGGGCACCGCTCAGGCGGCGTGGAGCCTGCTCCGCGACTACATCGTCAATCCGATCACCGAGGCCGCCCGGTGGGTGGACGACAAGATTGGGGCGCTGGTCGGTTGGCTGGAGACCAAGTGGTTGCAGATCAAGGCCACCGCCGAGCTGTCCTGGCGCATCATCCACGACACGGTACTGGCCATTGTGGACAGTACGGTGGGCTGGATCATGGACAAGTGGAGCGCTGCCACCGGGTGGCTGTCGGGCAAGTGGAATGAGATCGTCGGTATCGCCCGTGGGGTCTGGACCGCCGCCTACGACGATGTGGTCGGCATCTGGAACGAGATAGTGGGCGCCGTGGCCAACGCGGTCGGTCGGGTGCTGGGTGCGATCACCGGGGAGTTCGTCAATGTGCGGCAGGCCATCTGGGCGCCGATCCGCGCCGGGATGGATGACATCGTCGGCATGTTCGGCACCGCCGAGCAGATCGGCAACAACCTGATCATGGGCATGATCCGCGGCGTGAAGGGCGCGGCCGGGCAGATGGTCAACGCCGTGAAGGGGGTCGCCAACAGCGCCCTGGACGGGGCCAAGTCCCTGCTCGGTATCTCCTCACCGTCGAAGGTGTTCGCCGATGAGATCGGGGTGCACATCCCGGCGGGCATCGCCCAAGGCATCCTCGCGAACAGTGGCGTGCTCTCCTCCGCGCTCGCCAGCGTCACGGGACCCATCACCGGCCCGCAGTTCTCTGCCGGTGGCGGGCCGGGGGCCACGTTCGGCGCCACGATGGCAGGTGGCGGGCAGCAGCCGATCAACGTCAACATCACCGGCAACTACTACGGGTTCGGTGGTGCTTCGCAGGCTGCCTCCGACATCCGGGACGAGTTGCTGAAGTTGCAGCAGCGCACCCCGCTCGGTTTCAGGGCATCCTGATGGCGGCACCGCCGAGCTACGCGTGGCCGGTCACGCAGGTGCAGATCGAGTTCGTCGCGGGCACCTGGACCACGATCGGTGGGGTGACCAAGGTGTCGGCCACTCGCGGCCGCCAGTACGAGCTGCAGGCCCCGCAGGCCGGGTCGATGACCATCACCGTCGACAACTCCAACGGCTTCCTGGACCCGGACGGCACGGGCAGCCCGTACGCGCCGAACGTGCAGCTCGGGAAGCGGATTCAACTGGTCGCGACCCTCGGCGGGTCGTCGTTCACCTTGTGGACGGGATACGTCGAGCGGTACCCGCAACGGTGGGGGCCGGGCGGCAACTTTCAGTGGACCGATCTGGTGGCGGTGGACATCTTCGCCGTGTTGGCCCAGCAAATCCTCGAGCCGATCTTCTACGAGGAAGTGAAGCTGCTCAACCCCTTGGCCTGGTACCCACTCGACGATGCACCGGGTTCGGTGTCCGCGGGGCAGCTCGTGGTGGGTGAGCGCGCCGCCGGGCTGTACATGGGCATCAACTACGACTTCGGTATCCGCAACCTCGCGCTCGGCGTGGCCACCACCGCCCCCGGTGTGAAGGGCAGGACGCAAGCCCAGTTCGCGCTGCCGACCTTCGATCAGGGGTACTCCAACCTGTCGTGCCTGATCCTGCCCGGTACCGCCGCGCACCCGCTGGCGGCGCCGTGGACGGTGGTCATCGGCATGAAGGCCGTCGTCGGTGCGCAGACCGCGCGAGGCTTGCTGTGGGGGGCCAGCTCGGAGTTCCACGACCGGATGGTGCACCTGTACTACGGCCCGGGGTACGGGGGTAACGGGATCTACGCGGTCCTCGACAACGGCACCAATTACTACCTGATGGCGACCATGTCCGGCGACGGCCAGGACCATCTCATTGCCCTGTCCTGCGCGGCGGATGGGTATCACCTGAAGCTCAGCGTCGACGGCACTGTCACCGACAACAACGTCTGGCTGCCCTCCGTGGCGGGGGCGCCGTACTCGCGGGTGTTTATCGGCGCCTACCGCAACTCGGTGAACTCCACGACGGTCAGCAACTTCGTGGGGACGCTGAGCAACTACCTGGTGTTCGGCACCGACCTGATCGCCGACCCGAACAACCCGCTCGGCGGGTACGGGGGCATCGGCGACGCCTACCGCAACGCCGACTACGGCCACATGACCTCGGACCGCTTCCTGACGATCCGCAAGTACTCGCCGCTGCCGAGCGGGCAGGCCACCTACACCGACACCGGCAACTCTGCGATGGGCCTCGCCGATCTGTCCGGCAAGACGGTGGCCCAGGCCATGATCGACGTCGGCACCACCGAATCGGGCACCGTGTACGTCAACAACGCCGGGTATCCCACTCTGGTGAACCGCCAATTCCGGTACAACCCGACGTCTCGATTCACCTTCGGAGAACGCTCGGGCGAGTACCCCTACGAGAACATGGCACTGGACCACGACACCACTCACCTGGGCAACACGGTCACCGTCACACAGGCCAACGGGATCATCGCGAAATCCACCACGGCGGCCTCGGTCGCCAAGTACGGCACCCGCACCCTGAACCTCACCTTGGACGTGTACGACGCGCAGCAGGCGGTGGACGCCGCCGCCTACCTCGCGCAGGTGTACTCCGAGGCGGACCCCCGGGTGTCGGGGCTGGTCCTGAACATGGCCGCGATGCTCGCCGCGTCGGGAGTGCCGCCGATCCGGCTGCTGGGGTTGGAGCTCAACAACGCGGTGACCATCAACCGGCGCCCGGGCGCGGGGGTCACCAGCAGCCGGGTGTGCTGGGTGGAGCACCTGGCCTACACCATCGACTTCGCCTCCGGGGTGTTCACCATCGCCGCGCAGCTCTCGCCCGCCGACGAGAACCACTACTTCATCCCCGACGACCCGGTGTACGGGCGCCTCGACGCCGGCAACCGCTTCGCCTACTAGGAGACCCCCATGCCCCTGCCCGTCGAGCCCACCTTCACCGCCGGCGTCGTGGCCACCGCCGCGCAACTGAACCAAGCAGTTCAGGTATCGGACTTCCTGTTGCGGACCAAGCCGATGGCGAAGATGCGGCAAGTCACGGCGACTACAGCATTGCCCGCGGGCGCGTTCACGACAGTCGTGTTCGATGCCATCGATGTGGACACAGACGGGGGCCTGAGCCACACCGCACCGAATGACCGCTACATCTGCCGCACCGCAGGGTGGTACACGGTCCATGCGAACGTGTGTTTTGCAATCGGTAGCGGTAAAGACCTATCCGTGGAGTTCGCCGTCAATGGTGTAGTCCAACAGGGGGTGACGACAATGCCTGCCTGTGCAACTTTGGCGACCAGCCTGCCATTGTCGAAGAATGTTCATCTGAATGTCAACGACTATTTCCAGATACAAGCTGATTCAACTGTCGCAACGAACACTTTCATCAACTCCGCCAATACCTCGACGTGCGACATCTACTTCAACCTGCAGGGCTGAGCGCCCCGTTTCACCCCGACAACTTCACAGCGCTTTCGGAGGTACCCATGACCCGCACTGCCATCGACTTCTCCGCCGCCTTCCCCTCGGCAACAGCAGTCCGCGCCGCCGGGCACGAGGCCGTCATCGGCTACTTCTCCGACTCGCGACCCGGTGCCAACTTCGGTGCCAAGCCGATGACCCGCGCTGCTGCCGACGCCTACCGAGCGGGTGGCGTCGATCTGGTGACCAACTACCAGTACGGCAAGGGCGACACGTCTGACTGGCGCGGCGGATTCCCCGCCGGGGTGGATCACGGCAAGCGTTGTCTCGACCGACACTTCGCCGCAGGTGGACCACCATTCCGCCCGCTCTACGCTCCGTGTGATTCTAGCCCCAGCCTCGCCGAGTACAACACAATGGTTGCGCCCTTCCTTAAAGGCTGGGCGTCCGTTGTCGGGCTGGCGTGGACCGGGCTCTACGGCAACAGTCTGGTGCACGCGTGGGCGCAGCAGGACGGGCTAGCGACCTGGTTCTGGTTGCACAACTGGGGCGGGAACCAGACCCCGGATGCGCAAACTCACCTGCATCAGGTGCAGATCGACAAGGGCGCCGTCGACGGCATCGGCGTGGACATCAACGAGATTCTGCGCGACGACTACGGACAGTGGTCCAAGGCCGTTGCGCCAGCACCCGCCCCCGTGCCAGCACCACAAGGAGTGCCCATGCCACCACGCCGCGCCATGTGGTCACCGAACTGCGACGACCGCCCCCGCAACGTCACCTGGTTGTGCTTCCACACCCAGGAGGGCAACGGCACCGCTGACATCTTGGCCCGGTATCTGGACAACCCGGCCAGCGGCGTTTCCTACAACACGGTGGGTGACGCCGCCGAGCTGATCGACGTGGTTCCCTTCGACCGCTCCCCGTGGGCGGCGTTGGGCGCCAACGGCCGGGCCGACCACTTCTGCTTCGGCGGCAGCTTCTCGGCGTGGACACGGCAGCAGTGGCTCGACTGCGGGATGCTCGACAACGCCGCCGCCTGGCTCGCTGACCGCGCCACCGTCCGCAACATTCCGATCGCCTACGTCGGAACTGACGGTGTGCGCACCGGGGCACCTGGCGTCATCGGCCATGTCGACTGGACCCGCGGCGCCGGCGAAGGCACCCACACCGACCCCGGCCCCAACTTCCCGTGGGACGAACTGACCGCCCGCGCCCAACGCTTCACCAACCCGCCGACCCCCACCGCAACCCCTGGAGTAGACGTGACCCCCGAAGAATGCCGCCAAGCCATGCGCGATGTCCTCAACGAACAGGCACCCACGAGGGTGCCTGGTTCCACGGTGGCCCTCGGGCTCGCGGATTGCATCCGCAACGCCGACGCCGCCAGCTTCATCGCCCTGCACACGGTGACCGACCCGATCACCTCGGGTGTGCCCGGCTCCACGGTGCAGATGCCGCCCCGTGATGTGTGGCGCAACGCCGACGCTGCCGGATTCGAGGAAGTGGCGCAGATGCTTCCGCAGATCGTGGCCCGCCTCGACGCCATCGACGCTCGACTCAACGCCCCGGCAGGCTCGACGGCTGCCTCGACCCCCACGGTAGGTGCCTGATGACCAAGTACACGCTCGCGCAGTTGGCGAAGGGCATCGTGTCCGCCATCGCCACCGTCATCACCATCGTCACCGCTGCCCTGTCCATCCCCGGCATCATCCCGTTGCCGTGGCTGCCCTACATCGCCGGTGGGGTGTCCATCCTCGGCACGATCGCGGTGATCATCAAACGCAACGAGCCGATCCTCGACGGCAGGGGGTCGAGGGTGGAGTCGTTGGCCGCCGACGTGACCGACGTGCGCCACCTCATTGCGATGATCTTCCGGCAGTTGAACCCGCCGTCACCAACCCCCCGCGAGGCCGAGCCGGTGTCGGTGGTCGTCAACACCCCCGCCGCTGCGACTGCCCCCGTGGCTGTTGAGCCCGCACCGGTACCGCAGCCTGAGCCCGTGCCGACCGGCACCTACCCCGACGGCCCCTACCTGCCGCCCAAGCCCGCCTACACCGGCCCCATCCCGCCTGTCTCCGAGCCTGTGGGAGCGACCGCAGTATCAGCTACGCCATGAGGAGGGTGCGACTCGGTTTCGTCGAGCACCCCCGGCTGTGGATCAAACGCCCCTCCATCAAGATCGGCAGGCGTGGCGCTGTGCTGTTGATCTTGGGTTTCATCTGGTTTTTCATCGGCATCTCCATCATCGCTGACCCCTACGCCGGGGGCGGCCGAAACCAGGGCTTGTTCCACGAAGCGTTGCCGATGTGGTTGCGGGCCACTCTGTGGATCACCACCGCCCTGTTCGCCCTGTCCGCCGCGTGGCGGGTTGCCGGGCGGCGCGACGACTGGGGATACATGGCCCTGATCTTGATGCCCACCGTGCGGGCCATGTCCTACCTGTGGGCGTGGCTGATCCACCTGATCCCCGGGCCGCCGGACGGTGATCCCACAGGGTGGCTCGGGTTCATCGTGTGGGGCACCGTCACCATCCTCGTGTACACCATCTCCGGGTGGCCGGAGTCACCGAAGTTCGTGCCCCCAGAAACAGAGGCCGCAGCGCATGTCAGCGACTGAGATTCTCAGTGCCGGTGGTGGTATCGCAGCGGCGGCCATCGGCTACCTCACCGTCCGGCACACCGGCCGCCAAGCCCGCGACGCCAACCGGGTCACCCGCGAAGAGGACCAAGCGGTCGTCGTCTCCCACGACGACGTGCAACGCCGCCGCGATGTGGTGGAGTCCTGGGAATCGTTCACCGGCACCCTGCAGAAGCAGATGGCAGCGCAGGACATGAAGATCGATGCACAGGATGCGCGGATCGCCGAGCAGACCGACAAGATCACCGAGGTCAGCCGCAAAATGGACCGGGTGGGGCGCACCCTGACCGTCGCCATCGCCTACATCAGCCGCCTGCTGGACTTCATCAGCGCGCAGTTGCCGGACCACCCGAACGTGCCTCCGATGCCCGCTGAGGTCCGCCAACAGATGCACGAGCACTAGGAGCCACCCGTGACCACAGCCCTACCCACCCAGGTCACCTACGGCACGTTCAAAGGCAAACTCATCGACGCCATCAACACCGGCGCCGGTGAGGTGTCCAGTGCTGTCACGGGCACGGTCACCGCCTCCCCGGCGGTCAATTCGGTGAACATTCCCGCCGCGCTGGTGGTGATGCTGCCTCGCCCTGTCACCGTCACCCTTGACGCCAACGGTGCGTTCACGATGCAGCTCGTGGCCACCGACGACCCGGCCCTGAGTGTGCTGAACTGGGCGTACCAGATCAGCTTCCAGCTCAACAACGGTGACGCGCTCGCTCCATTCCTGGTGCAGATTCCCGGCGGCACCAGCGTGGACCTGTCCACCGCCAACCCCGTCTCCACAGGTGGCGGAGTGGCCATTACACAGGGCCTGCCTGGCCCAGCGGGGCCGACAGCTGTGTTCGATGTCGACGCTGTTCCCTACCTGAATGCGACAGCACCCGCACCAGCAGGGCCGGGGGTTCAACCCACCAGCAAACGGTTCGTCACCGAGGCGTCCTCACTGCTCGCCAGCAAAGCCGCTCTGCCAGCGGTGACCGACAAGGTGGTGTTCGTCAGCCCACGAGGAGCCGACACCAACAACGGCCTCACACTGAAATCTGCGCTGGCCACGCTGTCCGCAGCAATCACCGCCCTCGGTGGACCTGGACTGATTCAGTGCGGACAAGGAACAATCGCCTTCGGTGCGCCGATCTCCGTGGCCGGGACGTCCGCTGTGACGATCCGTGGGGTCGCGGGCATCACCGCAGGGGCAACCGCGGCAACAGTCCTGTCCTACACGGGAACGGGCACAGCGTCAGCGATCAACGCACAAAACTCGATGGGCTTCACCCTCGCTGACGTGATGGTCCTCTACACCTCGGCATCTTTCACCGGGCGCCTGGTTGACCTCCGGAATGTGACAGGGTCGGACACTGGCTACGCTTCGGTGCGTGACTGTTACTTCGGCGGTTCCGGAGTTAGTACCGCTGACTCACTCATTGACCTTGATCACGCGAACACGTGTGAAATTCGAAGGTGTCATTTTGCCAACACCGCCAACGGTATTCGCGGGAAAGCTACTGCAACGAGCTACTCCAATGGTAACGTCATCGACAACTGCAGTTTCAATACCTCCACCATCGCCCATATTCACAATCCTGGCGACGGTTGGGTAATCAAAGGATGCACCTGGGAGGCTCTAACCAGCGGTGCCGCCGGGGCGGTCATCAGTGACAGTGGTGTCACCGCCAACGGCCTAACTATCATGGGTGGTTGGTGTGGTGACGTGATCGCCGGGGCCGGTGGTGCTCAGTTCGTCATCGGCGGCGGCGGCATCAGCATCCTCGGGACCTTCATCGGGGGCAACACCGGCTCCACTGGGGTGAAGTACTCGACCAGCCCCAGCACTGGTATTACCATCGCCGCGTTCTTCAACGGCTGCGCTACAGGCATCGACCACGTCGGTGGCTATAACGTTCAGAACTCCGACTACAGCCGCTCATCGTTCTTCAACGTCGCATCACCCATTCCCAGTGGCGCTGAAGCGCAGTTCGAGAACATGCTGAACTATCCCGTCGTGCGATACCGAAATGATGGTTCGCACCCTTACGGTGGTGTCGCATTCAGGTTAGAGAATCAGAAGGGTGGATATCAGGCGTACGACATTGGCATCGACCCCGATGGGGGTACTGCCGGTGTCTTCAAAATCAACGATATCGTTCGTAATAAGTTCCCGTTCCAGATCACTAAAACGGGTTCCGTTCTCCTCAACGACACTGTGCTTGCGACGACAGCCACAGACGGGTTCACTTACATTCCCACCTGCGCGGGCATTCCCACCGGGGTGCCCACCGCTCAGCTCGGTACCGCCCCTGTCGTTTATGACACCACGGACAACAGGCTCTACGTCTACAACGGTGGGTGGAAGTCCGCGGCCTTCGCCTGACCTGGCCCGCGCACTGCCCCGTCATCCCTAGTGGGGGTGACGGGGCAGTGGTCGTCTGGGGGGCCGGGGCAAGGGTTGAGTCACTCGCGCATGGCCATGCACTCACCGCGCTGCTCGTCGGCATTGCCGCTGGCGATGATCAACACATCCTTGATAGACCCAATCGGATCGTGCACGTTGAACTCGTGGCCCGTCATCCCCTCGGTGATCGTCTCCTCTCGACCGAAGAAGGGTGCAGTTTCATCCGCGTAGTCAATGACGTATGCGACGGTCTGCACCGCATGGGCGAACACCTGGATATCCGTGCCCCCACGAGAGTCGCCATTGCTCTTACCGGCGACGTAGAACGCTGCCGCGGCCGTGCAGTTCGGCACCGGCTGTCCCAGCTGCCAGGGCACGCCCAGCGCGTAAGTCGTCGGCTCGGTTGAGGTTGGCGCCGCCGCCTGTTGAGTCGTCGGGGTTGCCGTGGTCGTCGTTGGACCGGCCGCCGGGGTGCTGGTCTTACCGCCACCGCTGGCAACTGAAACGATCACCAGGATGACGAACAAGAGGGCCACTATCCCGACGATGGGCAGCAGCTTGCCGCGCTTCTTCTTCGGTGGTTGTTGCGGCTGAACATCACTCATGCGTCCGTCTCTCTTCATGCTGCGCGACCGAGCCCTTTGCTCAGACGGTCCACGCTCTTCCGCGCCCCCGCGGGGGAGTGCTTCACATACAGCGCCGTCGTCACCGGGCTCGCGTGACCCATCAGTTCCTGCGTGACGCGGATGTCCCGGCTCAGCGCGAACAGTCGAGTCCCGAAACGGTGCCTGAGGGTGTGAAGCGTGTGCGGTTGGCCGAGCCCGTGCAGGTGTGTGGCGGCTAGTTGGCTGATGCCGTCCGGAGTGAACGGGCGCCCATCAGGGCGGCGGAACATGGCGCCGGGTCGGCCCATGTAGCCGCTGAGCCCTGACCGGATCGCTGTGGGGAGCGGTACGAACCGTTCCCGGTCACCCTTCCCGCGCACGAGCAGGGTCCACATGCCGGCTTCCTCGGTGACGTCGTAGGTCTGCATGCGGGAAATCTCCCCGGCCCTCAGCCCGCAGTACGCGGCGAGGACGAACCATGTCCGCAGCGGCTCCTGAGCGCACGACAGAGCCGCCTTCAGATCCTGCTCGGGGATCGGGCGCGGATGACGGCGGGGGATGCGTGGGCGGGGCAGCAGGGTGGCGGGGGAGTGCCCGAGGTGCTCCTGCTCCACCGCCCAGCGGTAGAAGGACGTGATGTGGCTGGTGTAGGTGGAGATGGCGGACGGGCTGATGCGCAAGCTCGCCTGCCAGCGCTCCAGGTCGGCGGGGGTGGCGTCGAGCAGGGGTTTGTCGAGGAACGCGGCCAGGCGGCGGAGAGCGCCTTCGCGGTCGCGGCGAGTACGCGGGGACAGGTTCTGGCGCCGTAGGTGATCGAGGTGGCGGCGCTCACACTCAGTTGTCATACTTTGCACAGTGTCACCGTTCGAAAAGATCGCAGGTCACGATTGCGCATCACTCACGCGGCGCGGCGGCACGGCGCCGACTCGGGGCCTGTGACCTGCGGGAACGGGACTACCACCCCGGAAGTATCCTGCGAAGAGTAATCATTAACCAGGAGGAACCCTGTGGCCAGCCAGTTCGGCAACCCCGACTTCGACCTGTACGCCCTCGCCGAGGAGCACAACGGACTGCGCGAGGCGGTGCGTGCCCTGGCGGAGAAGGAGATCG